AAACGCACGCCGCCGCCCGGGTTTGAAGATCCGGCCGAGGTCGAGGCCAACTTCGATGCGGTCGCGCGGGCTTTCGGCGGCGGGTAGTTGCACGCCGCCGCCCTAGCCTGCCCGGCATGGCGAAGTTGGCGCAGGTGGTCCCGTATCTCGACATGTCGGCCCCGCGCGGCCAGCGCCTCGCACCAGAGATGCGCGAAGAGATCGCCGAAGTCGCGCCCTCGACCCTGAACGACGGCGCGGTCAAGACAGCGAAGCTGGCCGAAGAAGCCGTCACCGAACCGAAACTGGCTGCCGGAGCGGTCACATCGCCCAAGATCGCGTTGAAGGGCGTCAAGGCCGTCAACATCGACGACGCTGCCGTTGGCACAGCCCAGCTGGCCGCTGGTGCTGTCACCGCAGCCAAGGCCGGCGTCGGTGTTGTCACTGCCCACGACAGCGCAGGCAACGCCATCAAGCTCGACGCAGTGCCCATGACCTCGACCGACTACACAGCGCTGACGACCAAAGAACCCAACGTCCTCTACCTGCTGAGCGACTGATGCCCGGTATCTACCTCGGCGGCACCGCTATCAAGGCAATGATGCTCGGCGAGAAGGCCATTACCCGGGCGTATCTCGGCGAAACCCTGGTGTGGTCAGCGAACCGGATCCGCGACGACTTCAACCGTGCTGACGGCGATCTCGGTGTCAACTGGGTGATCAGCTCCAGCGTCGACGGTTATAAGCCCAGTGTGGTCGGCAATGTGTGCCGCCTCGGAGTGCCGGACGGGCTGCTCTCGCTGCAGCTGAACGGCGCTCACGCCCGCTACGTCGCCACGCTGGACCGCGACGACGGCTATGTGGAGTTCCGCATCGGCAGCCAGGGGTCAGGGCCGAGCCTCACCGGTGACCTGTGTAGAACCACGGTCCTGGGGCGCGGGTCCAACAATGCTGTCACCGGTGGTGTTGGGGTGCAAATGGATTCATCGACGCTGCGGATCGTGCGGAGGGCCGGGGTGGACACTGTGGTCAAGACGATCGGCACCTTCGGCGCTGGCGATGTCATCCGGCACAACTTCGTCGGGAATGTGCACACGTTCCGCCGCAACGGCAGCCTGCTCGAAGAGTGGAACGACGAGAACGCCACCGCCCCCAAGGGAACAGGGAACCGGTCGCTGATCATCTCGGTGCAGGGTTCCAAGGATCTCTTGGGGCCACGCAGGTTTGGCCCGGCCATTGACTACGTGGAGATGGGCTGATGTCGGCCCGGTCCTTCGTGCAGCTCGTCAAGTATCCGCTGTTCTACGTCGCGCTGGCCGGGTTCTCGTTCCGGATTGGTTGGTGTGCAGCCCATTACGTCAGTGACCGCATGGACAACTTTGATCCAGATATCGGTAAGGGGAAGTACGGATGGTGATCAAGGACCGGATAGCTCAGTGGCGCGGGGAGTTGTTCGACAGCATCGGCGAACACTGCGGCGCTGTCGTGCGCGAGCTGTTGGCGAAGTTCCTCAACGATTTCCGGCAGGATGTGCGTGCCGAGGTCGCCGCGGTCGCGCGTAAGGCCGACGAATCGGTGGACAAGCTCACCGACGCCATCCCCGGCACACTCGATGACCGCCTGTTCGACGGCCGGTTCGGTCAACTGCTGCAACGTCTTGAACAGCTGGTCCCGCTCTTCGGTGGTGGCAGCCGATGAGTTTCGTATGGTTCCGGCCCGACGGCCCGCTGCGCAGCCGCGAGCAGATCGCCTGCGAGGTACACGCCGTGTCACTGGCACGTGGTCTTGACGAGCTCGCCACCGTTTTGGCGCTCATGTGCATCGACGTCGAGGTCGGCGCCGACGACGACAACGGGCAGCGGCAGTGGTGGTGCCCGTGGAACGCGGCAGACCCGCAAACCGGGCAGTTCGACCACGACTCGCAATCCGACGATGCTCTCTCGTCGGGCTATTTCCAGCAGCAGGTCTCACGTCCTGGTGCGCCAGGGCGTCCCTGGGGCTGGGGCGGCCTGTTCGGCGACCTCAATGGTGCCAGGAAACGCATGACCCTGGCCGACTCGGCGGACATGTTCTTGGCCGCGCTGCCCGACGACTACGGGCGCGCTGCTGGAAACCCAGCCGTGGCAGGGCAGGTCGTGCAGCAGGTCCAAAAGTCGGCGTTCCCGGATCGGTATGCGCAGCGTTGGGGCGAAGCATGGTCGGTGCTGCGTCGCGCGCTGGCCGTGCCGACCACCCCGGATGTGCTGACACCGGCGCCCGGCTTCCGCGGAGACCCATACTGGCTGGCCGATGTGCTGCGCGCCGAGGGGCTGCGTGTTTTCGAGATGGACGGCTGGAAAGACCGCGGAGAAGGCGACCAAGGCGTGCTGTGGGGCGCGGTGTTCCATCACACCGGCAACGCCAACGAGACCCCGGAAGGGATCGCATTCCATCCGACGCTGGGGTTGGCCGCGCACCTGCTGATCCGGCCCAACGGCGATGTATGGGTCTGCGGTATCGGCAAGGCCAATCATGCCGGTGTCGGGTCGTGGCCTGGGATTCCCACCGACAACGCTAACCCGGTGACGATCGGGGTAGAGGTCGCGATCCTGCCGCAGGAGAACGCCCCACACCGGACCGGCTGGCCGCCAGTGCAATACGAGGCCACGGTCAAGGCATTCGCAGCGATCCTACGCAAGCTCGCCCAGACGGCGAAACGCGCTATCTCCCACAAGGAATGGGCGCAACTCGGCCCCGCCGGGGTGCGGCAGGGCAAGTGGGACCCCGGCGCTATCGACATGAACATCTTCCGCACCGACGTCCAGAGACAAATCGACACCCGCACCACAGGAGGTTTCCTTATGGCCCTGACCGACTCCGAACAGCGCGAGATCCTGGATTACGTTCGCGCGCAGAACGCGCCGATCCCGTCAGCTTCGCCGCTACGGCACCTCGGCGAAGGCAACGTGAACACCCGCGCCAACCTGGCGCGCGCCATCGACGCCAACCAGCACGTGACGGCAGTAGTCACCCTGGCCAAGGAAGGTCACACACCCTCGATCGCGCTGCTCTGGGAGGTATCGACCGCGGCCGACAACCCGGGCACGTACCCGGACCGGCAGGAAGACGCCAAGCTCGCCAAGACGCTGCTGGCCAGCATCAGCAAGACCAAGAAGGCCGTCGCCGCCGAGGACATCGAAGCGTGGCTCGACGCCGAGAAGGCTGCCGCATGAACGGACCTGACGGGAAGTGGATCGGCTACGGGGAGGGTGATGAATCCGACGCGGTGATACCGATCGAACGCCGGCTGTTGCTCGCCTATCCGAAGAACAGCCGCGCTATCGAATACGGCGTCATTTTGGACCGCAAGTACACCGCGGCCACCAAGGCTTCGGTCATCGACATCACCACGTTCATGAACAACGACCCCGGCGAATTGGAGCGGCTGCAGCGCATGGGGATCGCCACCCCACTGCGCAGTGACGGCGTGGCGAACCTCGACGTACGCAAGGCCATCGGCGCCTACATTGAAGCCCCCACCAACCCGGCGCCGTCCCTGTACCCGATCCAGGGCGTGTGGGCCGATTCGCGGGCGTTCCTGAACCCGCCGACAGCGCACAGCTTCGCCAAGGCCACCAACGATTTCCGCGACGAAGCCATGCGCCTCTACCGGCCAATGGTCGGCACCCACATCTGGCTTATCGGCTACAGCATGGGCGGGGTATCGGTGCAGAAGTTCCTGACCGCGCTCCCGCCCGAATGGCGCGAATACGTCATCGGCGTAACCACATTCGGCGACCCAGCGATGCCCGCCGAAGGCAGCCTCAATGGAAATGATCCGGGGGAGGGGATCTCCAAAACTCCTCAGCCCTCCTGGGTTTGGGACCGCTACTGGTCCTATTCGATCGACGGCGACTGGTACCCGCGTGCCCGCGGCCTGCTGTTCCTGTTGTACGAGCTGCTGACTCGCGCAGAGCTGACCTTGGATTTCGCCAGCTATCTGTTCACCGTGTTCCCGAAACAGGCGTTCCAGCAGCTACTCGGGACCGCGCCAAGCAACGACCCACTGCATGGAGTGTTGAACGGCCTGGCCGGACTGATGACGTCGGGGCCTGCGAATGTGTTTGGCGCGGTACTCAATCCGCTGCAACTGTTCGCGATCCTGCCCGACCTAGTGCGCCTGCTATTCGACGCCATCAAGTTCATCGCCACCGGCGCACACGGCAAGTACGGGGACCCGGCCTACGCGCTGTGGGATGGCATGACAGCGGTCGACCACGCAGTGAAGACCATCCGACAGCAAGCGCCGGAAGGCTGCACACTGTTCCTGCTGCCGGGTACATGGGACGTATGGAACCACGGATTCCAGTTCGACGTTGCGGCTCAGCTCCAGTAGTGCCACGGCTTCGCACGAGCGGAGCAGGCAGGGCCTTCGCTCGCTGTCAGCCCGACCGCCGAATCCCCGGATCGTTCCTGCACCGGCCCCTAGTTCATATGGTGGAGCTTGAACCCGATATCCGCGACTGCTTCTGCCAGCTTCTCGATCGCCTCAGCCATATAGCGCTCGTATTCGTTGTTGGCCGCCGTCTTCGCCGAGGCCGCCAATTGTTGGGCTGTCTTGGCGTTGTTGCGCGAGGTAGCCATGATTCTCCTACTCGGGGGTCTAGGGGTAGATGTGGTACTGGGGCTGCCCGATCGGAGTCGGGGGAAACTCGTTCGGATCGACGGGGTAGCAGCGGCCCGTCGACGGTACCCACCCGCTGACCTGTCCGTACTGACCGAACGTCGCCTGCGGCGCGGAGGTGAAGCAGCGGTCCCAGGTTCCGTCGGCCTTGATTGGGCCGTCACAGTACTGCGCAAAAGGTCCTGCTTCGCAGCCCGCGCTCGCCGACGGGGCAGCCCCGACGCCAATGCCGGCGGGGATGAGAGCGGCAGCAACTGCCAAGTAGATTCGCCCCGGCTTGAACATGGCTGGATTCCCCCTCTGTGTGATGTTGAGGGGACTTTACAAGATCACGCCCAGCCCAGAAGTGGTAATGGGCTGTACCCTTTTTCGGATCTAGCCGACCGTAACCGACTGTGGCATGCCTTGTTGGAGAACCGAATCGAGTTCATCGTATGTGAGGGGCAATAGTCGGTTCTCTGGCTGGATGCCGCCGGCACGGTACAGAATGAAGTACCTGGTGGGATCACTCTTAAGCTCGAATTTGGAGACGTAGGTATCCAGTGAAACCTGGGTCACTCGTGGATCGAGACCTTCTTCTCGCCATATTTGGGTAAGCGGCCGTAGCCCAACGTGCATCCTGACGCTTTCGCCGTTGTTCCAGATGACGAACTTTCCGGCGTCTTCGAGCCGGGAGAAATACGCGGTTGGGTACTCAGCGGGCTCGTTACGCCGTTCAGTTGTAACCCTCAGGATCTGGTACCCGCCAGATGCCGTTGGCTCGATTATGTTGCCGGTCCAGTCTGGGTACGGGTAGCCGTAGCGGAGGTAGAGGCGGTTTCCATCCCAGGCGGGTTCGTCGGGAGCTGTCTCACCTGCAGCTGAAGAGATGCGGCGCCATTTCTCATAGCGCGACAGCAATTCATCGAAGCCGGAGCCTGCACTCGTCTCATCGGTTGTCATGCTGTTGCTCTCGTGTTGGAAGCGTCTCGCTGAGAAAGAATCATTCGATAATGCCATTCTTCTTCAGTATTGCGATGGGTATTTGATCGCCGGTGCTCTTGTCGATCACCACCCACTGGTTGGCTCCGCCAGGTTGCCCGAATGCCGGGCCTGCGGGGCCGTATCGGACCTCCCAAGGTATACCGGGCGGTATGGGTTGGCCTGTTCCTACGTATTGATGGTAGTCACTGGCGACACCTGGTGGCATGCTCCGAGTGCTCAGGGGTGCGCCGTCGTCAGCCATGAACGCGCCTTTCTCGGAACCCAACCTATCGAGTAAGTGCCCTTGAGGGATGCGGTCGGTGACGGTTGGGGTTCCGGCGAATCCGTCGTTGGGTGCTTGGTTTTCCCAGTCCCATCTCGGGCTGCCGTCGCGGCCGGGGACGGTGAATTCGTGCTCGAATTGGTTGATGGTGCGTCCGGCGAGCTGGTCGTAGCCCTCAGTGACGTGCGAGGGAACGCCACCTTGCCTGAGGCGGGCTATGTCGTCGGCGGGGTCGGCCAAGTTTTTGAAGGCGTCGTGCGGGGCGAAGCCGTAGTCACGCCCGGCAATGGGTGTGGAGTCGCCGCCGCTCACCGGGTGCCCTCCACTGGGGCTCGACACAGCGGAATGATCGCCGCTGATCGGTGTGTGATCGGATCCTGTTGGCGTGGGGTGGTCCGTCGCTGGCACGGGGTGGTTTGCACCGCTTGGTGATTCGGTGAGTGTGTGGTCTGCGACTGGCGTGTGGGGTTCGGCGCTATGCGGTGTGGGCGGGTGACCCGGCGCAGCGTCTTCGAGTCCGTGGGTGAGTGCTCGTCCTTCTGTGCCGGTGAGGTCTCCGAGTAGTCCGCGTGCTCCGGCTGCGGCTTCGCCTCCGACAGCTCCGCCGGCAAGGGCCTCGGTGCCCACAATCATGTTTTTGCCGATGAACTCGCCGGGATGGTTATAGAACTCTTTGGCTTGTTCAATGCCCATTTTGGGTGCGGCCAATGGATCGGACGTCAGCTCGTGGAGCTGTTGGGCTGCGCCCAGGCCCACGTCTTTCCATGCTTCGGCAACACCCGGTGCGCCCGGTCCGGCTTGCCCGGTAAGGATTTTGGCTTGCTCGATTTGGCCGTCAATGGTTTTGGTGGCCTCATCGTTGGCGCGGCCCACGATGTCGTTAAACTGGTCGCCTGGTGAGTTATGTAGCGGCACCTGTCCAGGGGTGCGCATCGGGTCCGCGTCGGGCAGGAAACGTGGGGCTTGTGCGGCCTTTACGGCGTCGTTGACGCGTTGTTCGATCTGGTCGGCAGGCACTTTCGCGTTGATCAGGTTTTGGCGGGTGAGGTCTTTGAACGCCGGAACATCACGATCAGCCAAGGTGGGGGCGAGCTTGGCTGGTTTGGTTTTGTCGATATTGCCCACACCCGGCACCGCCCCGATACTGCCGAGCTGGTGCCCGTCCACGGTTGTTTTCGGGTACAGCTCTTTGTAATTGATCGTGTCGGTACCGCCCGCTGTAGCGGCAGCGGCTTTCGTCGCCCCTGGATCACCCTCAGGACCGGGTGCGGCAAGGTTCTGCATCCCGCCCACAATCCCATCGGGTTTGATACTTGAGTTCGGCGTAAGCGGTAGCGGCCCACCACCAGCACCAGCGGGACTCGTTGCACCGGATGCGTCGGTGGCGTGAATCCCGGCAGCCAGATCATCATTGGCCTGCCCACCGGCAGCGCAGAGCTGTTTAATCGTGTTGGCGATGTAGTCCCGGTCGGACTTGTTGAAGTCCTTCGTCAGTGGGGTGACTTCCCCTGTCGCCTCGTTGATCGAGAACTTGCCCGCTGCCTCGTTCTCCAACTTGGATAGCAGCTGCTTGAGGCCTTCGAACTCATCGCCCGCCCGATCAACCTTCGCCGCTGCGTTTTCGTAGGCGTCCGCATCGTCGCCTACACCCTTTGCGAAGTGCCCGATTTCATGGTCAGCGTTATCGGCAGCCACACCCGTCCACGTGCCCTTATGCGGCAAGTCGGTAACACCGGCCTTGGTGACACGCAGCGAGGCCGCTTTAGCCCGCAGACCTGCGGAGATGTCACGAATCGAGGCGACACTGACCTTTTTCAGCTCACCAACCGACAACGACACCGCTCACGCCCCCTGATAGGCGCGGGTATTGAAAATCCTGACCTTGGATTCGTCATCGGTGGTGGTGAACGCATACCCGCACTTATCGAAAGCATCCCGAAAATGCGTGAGTTCGTTACCGACATGAAGCGACTTGGCTTGCAAATCAGTAGATTTGACCGATAACGCAGACGCGGCAACACCCACGAGCCCGGAAGCTGCCCCGGCAATCTTGGCATCCGCGGCTTGGTGGGCGGCCCGGTGATCACGCAGGTGTTTATCCACCGCGTTGGCTGAGGCGTGCAGCTGCTCCGGGATCACCTGCAAAGGATCAGACACCACAACCTCCCCAACTGGTCTCAGGGGTGACCTTAACTCACCGGATCGGTTCCGGGGTAGCTAAGCGCGTCGAGGTGTGGATGGAGTGGATCTAAGTCTGCTTCGGCAGTTTCGGGAAACAGCGGTCTGGATCGGGCACTGCGTGCAGTCCGTTGCGGGCTTGTGCTTTGCGGAATGCTGCTGCGGATGTGTCGGCCATTTTCTCCACCAGGTCCTGGGTCACGTAGTACTTGGCCGCTTGCCGGCCGATGCGCATCCGTTCGGCAGTGAAGTCCACCTGGTTGGATATGCGCTCACGAGCCCGGTCCTCGGGGATCTCCAGACCATGCGCAGCGAGGCGGGCCATGAACTGTGCGGCGCGTTCATTTATCCAGGGGGACCGGCGAGCAGACATGGCCGCGACAATAAGGGCATCGGCTATGCCGGGTCGCTGGTCCACCCGGATATGACACCTAGTTGTGACCGGGCTGTTCTGCGCTCGATGCGGGAGCGCGTGATGGACACAGGCGGGAGGCTAGAGCGTCAATTCCGTCTGCTCCTTGGCGTGCCGAGTAGCCGAGGTAAACCATGGTGGTGGCGAGGCTTTCATGCCCGAGCGCTTCTTGGATGTATCGGATGTCAACACCCAGTTCTTTGAGTGCTGTTGCGAACCGGTGGCGCAGGGTGTGCAGTGTGTACGGCAACGCCAGGTTGGCCAGGTACACCGACGAGGTGGTGGTCACGTAGTGCGCGGTGGCGGGCGTTCCCTTCGGGCGGTAGAACATGGAGCCGGAGCGTCGCATTTGAATCGACAGGCGCTCCATGATGTCGGGGGCTACTCGGACGATGCGCTCCTTGCCGCCCTTGCCGTGCACGGTCAGGAAGGCACCGCCGCCTTCGTCGGGGCGAAAGTCGTTGCGTGACATCTGCGCGATCTCCCCAGCGCGCAGACCGCAGTATCCGGCCAGTAGTAGCCATGCATGCATATCGGAGCCGATCGGCGCCCCGGCCAGAGCGATCCGCAAATGGTCCTCGGGGATGGGGCGCGCCATACGGCGCCGAATCTTGGGTTGAACCAGGTCCTTCGCCGCATATTCGCTCGTGCGGCCAGATCGATATGCCCACTGATAGAAGGTGCAAACATGCGAGGTGTAGGTCTGGACGCTGGAGGGGCAGACCCGAAGGGTTCGTTGCCAGGCTTCAAGCTGCTTTGGAGTGGCTCCAACTAGAGGGGTTTCTCCCAACCATTTGGCTAATCTGGCAATCTGTCCGAGGCGGTGCTCAATCGTTTTAGCTGTGAAGTTCTTTAGCTTGAGGTATTGAGCAAACTCTGAGACGGTTGTGTCATTGTTCACAAGGGACAT